AAATGTGCAACAACAAAGCATCACGGAATTCAATGAAATGAAAGTAGCTGCTCCTAAAGGTTACCACTGGATGAAGTCTGGAAAGACTTTTAAGCTTATGAAAGATCCTAAAGACGGTTATAAGCCCCATAAGGGTGCAAGTAAATCAGCAACCTTTGAGGTTCAAAAGGCGCATAAATAATGGCAACATATCTAGATTTAGCAAATGAACTCCTGCGGGAGATGAATGAGGTAGAGCTTACAAGTTCTAGCTTTGCTTCTGCTGTGGGTATTCAACAACACGTTAAAGACTCTATTAACAGGGCTTATCTAGATATTGTTAATGAAGAACCTCAGTGGCCTTTCCTTGCTGCTAACCTAAGCGGTGAAACAGATCCTATGTACGGTAATGTGTATGTAGAAACTGTAGCAGGACAACGCTGGTATACTTTAAAACCTTCTAGTTCTTCGCTGACTACTGACTATGGTTATATTGATTGGGATAATTTTTATCTTACTACGGTAGGTGTATCAGGAGAATCAGCACCTTATGTTGCAAGAAACTTACGTTTTACTACAACAGAAGCTTGGAAAGATTATCGTCGTATTTCAGAAAATTTAGATGATGCAGATACGCAGCAGTATGGTGTACCTGATCGTGTTATTAAAAGTCCTGATAATCGTAAGTTTGGTTTAAGTTCTATACCAGATAAAGTATACCGTGTTTGGTTTTATGCTTATGTACTACCTACAGAACTTTCTTTGTATAGTGATGAAATTGTATTTGCAAATACTTATAAGCCTGTGCTTCTTAACAGAGCTAGATATTACATTTATCAATTTAAAGAAAGTCCTCAATTTTCTGCATTTGCGCTTGAAGATTATAAGCGTGGCTTGCGTTTGATGAAGCTTAATTTAATGGAGCCTAATCCGGGTGAGTTTAAAGATGATCGTATGAGGTTTGTTTAATGTCTCAGCCATTTGGTTTATCAGCTAGAGGAGGACTCTATACAAGTCTTAACCAACTTGAAATGCTTCAGCAGCCGGGGATTGCTTCTAAACTTACAAACTTTGAAGTAGATATTAATGGCGGCTATAGACGTGTAAATGGTTTTAGTATTTTTGGTGGTGGATCATCCGTAAGACCTAATGGGTCTAATAAAATATTAGGTATTAAAGTTTATGCTGATGGTGTAATAGTTTGTTCAGGTACAGGAATTTTTTTTAGTCAAGACGGAACCTCATGGATTTCTATATCTAAGCAAAGTGTACATAGCAGTGGAGATAACTACACAACCTTTACAGGACGTACAGATTTAACTCGTAGCGATCAGAATCAAACAAGTTTTTCATTATTTGAAGGTATTTCAGACTACGGTGAAATTATTATATGTGATGGATCTAACAAACCTTATTTTTTTAGAATGGAAGGAACAGGAGCCTTAGCAACAAGAACTTTTTTTGCCGGTGAAATTACAGTAAGTGGTACAGTTTCTCCAACAGTAGGAACTATACATGATAAACATCTTGTAGTTTCAGGTGCTGAAGGTGCAGAAAATACAATTTTTTATAGTAAAACAAACGATCCTGATGATTTTACAGGAAGTGGTTCAGGCTCTATTGTACTTGAAGATCAAGTAGTAGGTTTGGCTAGTTTTCGTAACGACCTTGTTATTTTTTGTAAAAATAGTATTTTTAAATTGTTGAATATTAATGATTCTTCAAATATTACAATACAGCCTGTAACAAAAAATGTAGGTTGTATTAGTGCTGCAAGTATTCAAGAAATGGGCGGTAACTTGTTATTTTTAAGCCCAGATGGTTTAAGAACTGTTGCAGGTACAGCCCGTATTGGAGACGTTGAGTTAGGTGCTGTAAGTAGACCTATACAATCTATTATTCAAACTATAGCAGATAGTGTAAATACTTTAACTATTAGCAGTGTAGTATTAAGAGATAATTCACAATATAGATTATTTTATAATACTAATGGTACAGCTAATAGTTCTGCTAAAGGTTTTATAGCTACTTTAACAAATGAAGGTTTCCAGTTTTCAGAATTACAAGGAATTAAAGCTACAGCTATAACATCTGATTTTGCTTCCGACGGTGTTGAAAAAACATTTCATGGAGACGGTGATGGTTATATTTATAATCATAATATAGGTAATTCGTATGATTATGGGGGTACGCCTGCAAATATTACAGCTTCGTATCAAACACCTAATTTAGATTTTGGTGATGTAGGAACTAAAAAAACTATGCGTTATGTCAGGATTTCTGTAAGTCCTGAAGGCGGTATTCAACCAACATTACGTGTGCGCTATGATTATGAAGATCCTCTTATCGCACAACCTTTAGATTACATTTTAGATAGTATTCCTTTGCCTAGTCTTTTTGGTTCAGGTATTTTTGGTACTAATGTTTTTGGAGCTACTCCTGATCCATTAGTACGTCAAGCAATACAAGGTAGTGGACATACTGTAAGTTTTATTGTAACAAGTTCAGATCAAAATGCACCATTTACTATTAATGGTTTATATGTAGATTATACCCCTTCAGGTAGGAGATAATAAATGGCTCAAAGCTATACAAGACAAAGTACATTTTCTGACGGGGATACTATATCAGCATCTTTGTTTAATAATGAATATAATCAACTTTTAAATGCTTTTAGTTATTCTGCTGGAAGTTCATCTAGTACAGGCCATAGACACGATGGTACTGCTGGACAAGGCGGTAATATTTTTAAAATTGGTGATCTTGATTTTCTTAACAAGATCGAAGTAGATGGAACTAACAACCGTCTAGGTTTTTATGTAGAAGTTTCTAGTGCTGCTGTAGAGCAGATCCGTATTCAAGATGGTGCTATTGTACCTGTTACGGATAATGATATTGATTTAGGTACGTCTTCTTTAGAGTTTAAAGATCTTTATATTGACGGTACTGCAAATCTTGACAGCCTTGTGCTAGGTAGTGGCTCTACAGTTACTGCTATTCTTGATGAAGATGATCTTAGTTCTGATAGTGCTACATCATTAGCTACGCAGCAATCTATTAAAGCTTACGTAGATGCACAAGTAACTGCTCAAGACTTTGACTTTAGCGCAGACTCTGGAGGTTCTTTAAGTATTGACCTAGACAGTGAGGCTATGACCTTTACAGGCGGTACAGGTATTGATACGTCTGGTTCAGGCAATGCAGTAACTTTTGCAATTGATAGCACTGTAGCAACTCTTACGGGTTCTCAAACTCTTACTAACAAGACTCTTACTGCTCCTACTCTTACAGGTACAGCAGTAGTAGCTTCTTTAGATATTTCAGGTGATGTCGATGTTGATGGCACATTAGAAACTGATGCTCTGTCTATTAACGGTACTATCGTAACTAGCACAGCAGCAGAACTAAATATCTTGGATGGTGTCACAAGTACTGCCGCTGAGTTGAATATACTTGATGGTGTAACATCCACTACTGCTGAACTTAACATCTTAGACGGTGTTACAGCTACTACAGCAGAACTAAATATTATGGATGGCGTAACATCTACAGCAGCGGAACTAAACATCTTAGATGGTAAAGCGTTCCTTGATGAAGATGATATGTCTTCTGATAGTGCTACAGGTATTGCTTCTCAACAATCTATTAAAGCTTATGTAGACGCACAGATCACTGCTGAAGATTTAGACTTCCAAGCAGACTCAGGTGGTGCTCTAAGTATTGACCTAGATTCAGAAACTTTTACATTTACTGGTGGTACTGGTATTGACACAAGCGGCTCTGGTAACGCTGTAACCTTTGCTATTGACAGCACTGTAGCTACGCTTACTGGTACGCAAACGCTAACCAATAAGACGCTTACGTCACCTACGCTTAACACACCTACTATTGGTACTTCGTTTACCATCGGCTCTGCTACTATTACTGAAGCAGAACTAGAAATTCTAGACGGTGCTACAGTAACTACTGCTGAATTAAATATACTTGATGGAGTAACTTCTACAGCAGCAGAATTAAACATTCTTGATGGCGTAACCTCTACCGCCGCTGAACTTAATATTCTAGACGGTGTGACAAGTACTGCTGCTGAACTAAATATTTTAGACGGTGTCACTTCTACTGCTGCTGAATTAAATATTTTAGATGGCGTTACTAGCACTGCTACAGAACTTAATATTATTGATGGTAGCACTTCTGCAACTTCTACTACACTTGCAGATGCTGATAGAGTAGTAGTAAACGATAACGGCACAATGGTTCAAGTTGCCCTTACTGACTTTGAAACTTATTTTGAAAGTGCTTTAGATACTCTTAGTAACGTAACTACTGTAGGTACACTAGGAAGTCTTACAGTCTCTGGTGATGTCACTGTAGATACAAACACGCTAAAGGTAGACTCTAGTAACAATCGTGTAGGTATTAACCAAGCGTCACCTACAGTCTCTCTTGACTTAGGTTCTAACACTGATGCACTTCTTGTACCCGTAGGTACTACAGCACAACGTCCTAGTGGTGCAGCAGGACAGTTCCGATATAACAGTACTCTTGGACGCTTTGAAGGCCATAACGGTACTGAGTTCGCTGAGATTGGTGGTGGCGGTGGAACCAATACTTTTACTCGTAATAGTTTTTCAGGTGATGGCTCTACCACTGCATTTACACTGTCACAGTCTATTGATGATGAAAATGACCTGATCGTATTTAATGGTGGTGTCTTCCAGAACCAAGCAGCTTACAGTGTCTCTGGCACTACGCTTACCTTTGGGACTGCGCCAGCTAACGGTAATACATTAATTGTATACTCTGTACGTACAGCAGTATCCGGGTCTAACACCAGCATAGCGACAATGACAGGTGACGGTAGTGATACTACTTTGACCCTTTCAGCTAATCCTGTTAATGAAAATAATGTACAAGTTTACATTGATGGTGTATATCAAAACAAGAGTACATTTAGTATCTCTGGCACTACTCTGACATTCTCTACGGCTCCTCCAAATGGTTCTGCTGTAGAGGCTATTACACTTACGCAGACTGATATTAACACTGCTACGATCTTAAAAGATGCTGATGAAGATACTAAGATTCAAGTAGAAGAGTCCAGTGATGAGGACAAGATACGCTTTGATACTGCTGGTACTGAGCGTTTTCAAATTGACAGTAGCGGTAATGCTATCTTCACAAAGTCTGGTGGCGCTTATTTGCAGTTGAAAGACGCATCAGCAGTTAGGGGTGCAATCAATGTAGGAACTTCTGATGGTCTGGTATTTACCACAGGTTCTTCATTCACAGAACGTATGCGTATATCTAGCGCAGGTTCGCTTCAAATCCCAAATCAAAACGCTATTAATGAAATAGAATTTACGGGCACTGAGTACACAAACATCTACTCTGCTACCACTGGCGGAATGGATGTGGGAACAACGGGTAGTGGTTATTTAAGGTTGCTGACCAACAATGCAGAACGCCTCCGCATAGACTCATCAGGCAACGTGGGTATTGGCATTAGCAGCCCTAGCTCAACTTTGGATATTTCTGCACCGGCAAACACAACGCCTTTGGAAATAAACGCTGCAACAGACGGCTCAAACTACTCAAGTATCCGAAATGCAGCAGGTACTGATGTCGGCTATTTTGGGCTAGGCACCGCTCTGCTTAGTGGGGCTGCGGCAACTGATTTTGTCTTGAGGGCGCAAGCAGGCAACCTAATCTTAATGTCTGGCGGAAACCATGAGGCTGCTAGGTTTGACACATCACGAAATTTTTTGGTGGGGCGCACGTCAGCAGGTGCTACAGGAAACGGACATAGCATCCGTGGTGGCGACAGTGCGATATTCAGTCGTGATTCTAGCGGTGAATCTATGATTGTTGCCAGAAATGCGTCAGCAGGAGATCTTGTTCGCTTTTACTGTAATGGGTCTGACCGAGGTTCTATAGACTTTGACGGCAGTAACACAATCTCTTACACAAGCAGTTCAGACCAACGCCTCAAGGAAAACATTGCAGACGCTGATGACGCTGGAAGCAAAATAGACGCTATCCAAGTACGCAAGTTTGATTGGATTGCTGATGGCTCACATCAAGACTACGGCATGATTGCTCAAGAGCTACAGACTGTTGCACCAGAAGCTGTAGGTGGAGACCCTGACTCAGACAAAATGATGG